TTTGCGTCAACTTCACGTTTCAATAGACTGAGACTAAGTGCAAGTGATTCGTATCTGAAAGTTGGGTCTAACTCTAATCCAGTTACAACATTGGATACTAACAGACCACAGATCGAAATTGGTAACCAACATGCGTATCCACATTTCACTCTGAACTCTTGGGGTACAAACACCAATCACGGTGCGGTAATTTCTTTCCGTTCAAGAAAAGATTCTTCCAACAATCGTCGTAGATGGAACATTGGTACTGCGAACTATCAAGCGAACTCACTTGACTTTGGTTACTATGACAACCAAGAAAACCCACACTATGGTGTTGGTGTCAGTTGGTCACAGTCTTCATTTACTCGTTTCCTAATCCGTACAGGTTACTCAGAAGCAAAAGGATCTATGAGATCCCCAATCTTCTATGACACAAGTGACACTGGTTACTATGGTGACTTTGCGTCTACATCACGTATGAACGTGAACCGTGTTAACGAAACAGAATACTGGTCAGGTGGTCAAGCGCACTTCTACACAAGTTCTGGTAACCATCGTGGTTACATTGGTGCAACTGAAACAAATGATGCGCATTTCATTATCGCCACATCTGGTGGTGAAGATATCTCGTTCCGTGACGGTGGTATGGCTGGTGCATGGAACATGATCATCCGTGGTGATGGTGATGTTCTTACAAACAGAAACGCATATGCACAACGTTACTATGACAGAAACAACTCAGGTTACTACGCAGATCCTGCATCTACTTCTCGTCTAAATGTTGTCACTGTTGATCAGATCAACATGGCAGATCGTGGTGACTGGATTACATTCTATGGTGACGATTCAACATATCATGGAATTGCATCTCGTGATAATGGTGGTGGTGTTACTGATGATTTGAGATTTAACTCTTATCACGATATTTTCTTTAACCTAGACTCGAACAATAATAACTCTACTGGGTCAACAGGTTTCTACGTTGGTCAACATGGTGCCGCAACAGGTAATATCTCTGGTTGGGCATTCCAAGCAATGGCAGATGGTAACTCTTATGCGCAATCATCATTCCGTGCAAACATCTTCTATGACCGCAATAACACAGCTTACTATGGTGACTTTGCAGGGACTTCACGTTTCGCAAACGTAACGATGAACTTCCTATCGTTTGACAATGGTTTCGACATTTATGACGATGACGCAAACACATTGTCTATTCGTTCGAATGACAGTGACAACGGTGAGATCATCTTCAGAGACTCGAACAGTACTGCGTGTGGACGTATTTACTGGGATGATGATAATCACTTCGGTCTAAGAACTGGTATTGAAAACGAGTGGGTTCTTTATTCAGCACGTAACTCATACACCTACATTTACTATAATGGTAGATGGGAAGCCCGTGCGGATAACGGTTACTGGAGAGCAGAACGTTCGTCTCGTGCGCCTATTTTCTATGACTTGAACAACACAGGTTATTACGGTGATTTTGCAGGAACATCTACATTCAATACTGTTAACTTTAACGGTAAAGCGTACTTTAAAGCACGTCAAAATGACTCTGCAGGTTCTCACTCATCTTATGACGTTACAGGTACTGACTATCTAAACAACGTTGCCGCAGAATTCTGGTCAGGTAATGATGCACCTGTAACACTGTACTTCCGTTCTGGTGTTAACGCACCATCTGATTACGGTTACATCACGTTTGATCCAGACTTCAATAACACTGGTGAAAACGCCGCAATGGTTATCGGTGTTGACAACGATGGTACTGGATCTTCTGACTATATCCGTTTACAGGGTCGCACAGAAGTTCACTCTAACCTTTCAAGTTCTGACAGTACAGAGATGATGGGATGGTGGTATCAGACTACGAAATATGGTCGTTTCAATACTGACTATTTGGATCACATCTCTGACATTCGTTCACCCCTGTTCTATGACAGAAATAACACTGGTTATTATGTAGATCCTGCATCAACTTCACGTTTGAACACACTACGTACAAACCGTTTGTACTTTGCGTATGATAATGCCAATGATGCATATATGGATTTTCCAAATGGTAACTACGGTACTGTTGCAGTTCAAGGTGGTGGTCGTGGTGGATGGGAAGGTTACTCTATTAATGACAGATATGTATTCATGTCTGCAGATAGTAACCAAGTTGGTATCTACAACGATGTCGATAATGAGTGGATTTTGTATGCAAACAGAAACTCGTATACCTACATTTACTACAATGGTAGATGGGAAGCTCGTGCAGACTCAGGTTACTGGCGTGCTGAGAGATCCTCACGTGCTCCAATCTTCTATGATCTAAACAATACTGGTTACTACACCAACCAAGCAAGTACATCTTACCACAACTATCAAAGAGTACGTAACTTATATGATGGTGCCGAACGTAGATTTGCTATGCCAAATGGTGGTACATATACTACTTCGTCTTCAAGTATCAACGGTGCATGTACTATTTACTTACCAACTAGCAGACGTGGTGGTAACACCATGTTGCACTTCACTGTTAACATTTACGAATACAATACTGGTCGTATGCATCAGTTTAGAATTGGTGGTTACGCATATTCAAGTGGTCGTTGGACAAACGTTTCTTGTACACAGCTTTCTGAGGATGATGATGGTCCATACACAATTCGTTGGTGTGATGACGGTTCTCGTCATATGGTTTGTATTGGTGATACAAACTCTAACTGGACATATCCACAGGTAGAAGTTACTAACGTTCATACTGGTTACAGTAGTTTCTCTACAAGTTGGGGTGACGGTTGGGCAGTCGGGTTCCGTACAACCAACTATGGTACTCAGCGTACGTCTCGTACTGCATCATACGTAATGGCATCAAACAACAGAGATCTGTGGCCAACTGATCTTCGTGCGACAATCTTCTATGATAGAAACAACACAGGTTACTACCAAGATCCTGCGTCAACTTCTCGTATGAACTCAGTTAACATCAATAACATATCATGGAACGATGGTTTCGATATGTATGATGATGATTCTGACACTATCAGTCTTCGTTCCAACAACTCTGACCACGGTGAACTTATCTTTAGGGATAGTAACTCTACCGCTTGTGGACGTATCTACTGGGATGATGATGGTCAACACTTTGGACTTCAACATGCCAACGGCGAGTGGGCAGTTTACATGTATGAGAACTCTTATACCTACCTATACTATAATGGTAGATGGGAGGCTCGTGCAGACTCAGGTTACTGGCGTGCAGAGAGATCATCACGTTCTCCAATCTTCTACGATCTGAACAGTACTTCATACTATGTGAACCCTGCGTCTGATACATCTATGAGAGTCAATGGTGCTATCCACTTTGGTGCAACCAACGCAGAATCACGTGGTGGTTTCATTGGTCGTCACGGTTCAAACTCTGGTGGTCTAAACACAGATGCGTATCCATCGCCTGGTTACTCTATCGGTTACAACTATCGTCCGTCTGGTACTGGTCTATCAAACCACTATGGTTATGGTTATGCGCACACCAACGCATCCTTCTTTAGTTTGTCTGGTCAGTCTGGTTGGGGTTTCTATGTTTCTGCAGACGGTGACGCTCGTGTTCAGTTGTCTGGTTCAAACGGTGCAGTCTCTGCGACTGGTAACATTGTTGCATATGCATCTGATGGACGTTTGAAAGAAAACGTAACACCTATCACCGAAGCGCTCGATAAACTTCATAAGATGCGTGGTGTTGAGTACGACTGGGTACAAAACATTACAGAGGAATACGACTTCCACCCGACTAAGATGCACGAAGTTGGTGTTATCGCACAAGAGGTCGAAGCAGTACTTCCAGAAGTCGTCAACGAAGCACCTTTCAATGCCAATTACAACATGCAGAAAGCACGTCTTGCATTTAAAGAGACACTTGAAGAACGTGACGGTAAAGAATGGGACAAGAAAGAAGCAAAAGAAGAGTTCGAAAAACTCTCACATGACGAACAAAAAGAACTGGCTGCGGTACATGATAATCATTACCTAACAGTCGATTACGAACGAATCACATCATTACTTATCGAAGCAGTTAAAGAAGTTGATAATAAATACAAGGAAGAAGTCTCAGAACTTCGTGAAGAGATTGCAGAATTGAAAAACATGCTTTTGAATAAATAAACAGTAAATTAAAGGAAATTGGAGAAATCTTATGTCATACACTTATAGCTATAGCATTAACAGTCTCAAACTTAAAGATGAGACAAACCACGAAGGCGCAACATTAGCACGTGCCGTATATCAAACCTATTGGACAATCACAGGTACTAACTCTGCAGGTCAATCTGCATCTTGGTCTGGTGCAACACCTCTTTCTGCGGCAAACGTGCCTGCAGGATCTTTCGTCGCATTTGACGATTTGACAGAGGAAACGGTCACAGGATGGATTCAATCCATTGTAGAAGCAGATGGTGCTTATCTTGCCCACATCACCGAACGTTTGGATGAAGAAATTGAACGTGAATTCGGTCAAAGTGAAGAAATTGAAGCAAAAGCACTTCCTTGGGCACCAGTTGTTGATGCTGAAGCAGATGCTGATGCAGAACCAGATCCAGCTAGTGAAGCGGCACCTGATTAAGGAATAAACCATGTCAATCAACTATGTTTGGGAAATTGTGAACATGGAGACGAAGGACGAGACCAATGAAAATGGTGATGTCCTTCAAAACTCTGTTGTGCGTGTTACTTGGAAACGAGTAGGCACAGATTCTGATGGGGTCACTCACAGTTTCCTAGGCAGTTCATGGTTTACCGCAGTCGACAAATCTACAGATGAATTTGTTAATTTCTTTAGTCTGACAGAAGATCAAGTTGTTACTTGGTTGACTGACAAACTTACTGATGGTGAGATCCTCAAAATTGACAACATTATCGAACGCAGAATTGATAAGAAAAATACTATTGTTAGACAAGCACCTTGGTCTTGACAAACCTCATTTGATGTGATATAATGGTATAAATTTGAACACTAAATTATGGAGGTGTCATGCACGACATGCATCTATATGGGCTTGCTACATTTGCCCTAAAGAGGGGTGGTAAACTCCACCCCATTACCTTACCCTCAGAATTGACTGGCGAAACAGGGATCATGAATCCTTCCATTTACATGCATAATGGAAAGATCCTCATGAATATTCGGCATGTCAATTATACTCTGTATCACAGTGAAGGTAAGAAATGGCCACACCAATTCGGACCTCTTGCATATATTCATCCAGAAAATGATGTTACTCTTACAACTTATAACATTATGGTTGAACTTGATGAGAATATGCAGATCAAACATGCAGGTCGTATCAACACATCTGAATTAGACACAGATCCCACTTGGACATTTATTGGACTGGAAGATGGTCGTTTGTTCTCTTGGGATGATCGTCTCTTCCTTTGTGGTGTTCGTCGTGATTGCTATGATGAACATGGTAAGGGTCGCATGGAAATGCAAGAGATTGACTGGATTGATGGAGAATGGAAAGAAATTTCTCGTCATCCAATTCCTGCACCACCACCAGATAAAACTTATTGTGAAAAGAACTGGGTTCCTATTCTAGACATGCCTTACCACTTTGTCAAGTGGACTAATCCCACAGAAGTCATCAAGTTTAACATTGATGAAGGTACTACAGAGACAGTCATTCTTGATGAGAAAAATAAAAGAAAGATGCCAAGGGATCTTCGTGGTGGTACGCAAGTTCTTCGTCTTAATGATGAACAAAGAATTACAATATCACATGAAGTTGATTTAGGTAAAGATGTATTTGGTCGTAAGGATGGTCACTACGTCCATCGTGCGATTGTTTGGGACAATGATTGGAACATTGTACATCACACTCAAGAATTCCACTTTATGGGAACACAAACAGATCCAGTGACAGGCAATCAATTTCATATTGAGTTCGCAACTGGAATGATGTTCCACAATAATAAAGTGTACATCTCTTATGGATTACAGGATAATGCAACTTTCATTCTTGAAATTCCTGGCAACGTATTTACAGAATTTTTGGAGAGAGCTTGATTATGAATTTGCAACAATTAGTTAATGAACATGTATTCGATCCAAAGAACACCTATAAAATGTTTGATCTTGCACGTGAGTATGATAAACTAGAGAATGGTGCGGCAGCAATATCGTTTTATATTCGATGCGCTGATCTTGAAGATGACGATAAAGAACTACAATATAAGTGTATGATCTACGCAGGACTTGCATATGCAAGGCAAGAGAGACGCAACTACACTGTGTTAGGGTTGTTACAACACGCAGTGAGTATCCTTCCTACTAGACCAGAAGCGCATTACTTTCTTTCCAAACATGGAGAGAAGACTACAGATTGGCGTATGTGTCTTAACCATGCATTACTTGGTCTTGAATTCAAAGACAAGAAAGATATTGGTATTGATTGGCCTGGTGAAAAAGAACTGTGGTTCTTACGGGCGAGTGCGTCATGGTCAATCTCAGGAGTTGAATATGGTAGACAGATGTTCTTTGATCTACTTTATAGAAGACCCTTTCGTGCTGACAAATCATTTGACGAATACATCATTGGTATTCTGAATAACATTGGATGGCCAGATGCGACGACTTACAGTAAAAATGACAAAGATTTATTTGTTGCACCGTTTAAAGGTATAGAAGATGTTGAGAAAAACTATTCTAAACACTTCCAAGATATGTTTGTTCTTGCGTGTCTTGATGGTAAACGTAAAGGTACATACTTAGAGATTGGTGCAGGTAATCCTTTTACTCACAACAACACTGCACTCTTAGAAACTGAATTTGATTGGAAAGGTATTTCTATTGAATGGTCTGCGCACCTTGCATATGACTTCGCACAACGTAGATCCAATACTATTATCAATGCCAATGCACTAGAGATCGATTTTGAAGATCTTCTCGTTAAACATTGTATGGAAAATACGATTGACTTCTTACAGATAGATACTGATGAAACATCTATCCAAGTATTGCGCAATATGCCTTTCCATAGATATAAATTCAATGTGGTTCAGTTTGAACATGATGCGTATAGGTTAGATGATGCAATTCGTCAAGAAGCTAGACAGATAATGAGAGACGCAGGATATGAAATTGTAGCACAGAATATATCCTTTAGACCAGACGTAGAATACGAAGATTGGTTTGTTCATAGAGACATCATTGATAACATTCCTCAAAGACTTATTAAGTCTGATGCAAAGAATTTCTTTTGGGACTACATGATGAAAGGAAAGAAATGAGTAAGATTGTAATCGTATCAGGTGGATTTGATCCACTTCATTCGGGTCACATTGCGATGTTTAAATCGGCACGAGAACTTGGAGACAAACTCGTGGTTGCAGTAAACTCAGATGAATGGTTGACACGCAAAAAGGGTAGATCATTTATGCCCTTCCATGAACGATGTAATATTATTGAAGCACTGGGTTGTGTCGATCAAGTGATTGGATTTAATGATGATGACGATACAGCATGTAATGCAATCTTTCAAATACTATCTACTAAAAGAGGAAGTGACACTGTAGTCTTTGCCAATGGTGGAGATCGTACAAAAGAAAATATACCAGAAATGATTTACGATAAAGTAGAATTTGCTTTTGGTATTGGTGGGGAAGATAAGAAAAACTCTTCGTCGTGGATCTTAAAGGAATGGAAAAACCCAAAGGTAACTCGATTGTGGGGAACTTATACTGTTCTTGATACAAACGGTTATTGGAGAGTTAAAGAACTTTCAATTGATGTTGGTAAATCTCTATCAGATCAACGTCACTTTATTCGTTCAGAACACTGGCATATTGTTAGTGGTGAACTTGAAATGGATTTGGAATTTCAAAATCAATACAAAACCTCAAAGATATATAAAAGAGGTGACAGTATTGACATACCTGTCAAAACTTGGCATAAAGCAACCAATGTTGGTTCTGTTCCTGTCAAAGTTATTGAAGTATGGCAAGGAAATACTCTCAGTGAAGAGGACATAGAGCGCCGTTCTTTATAAATAATGGCTGAAACTAAAAGTTCACAAGGGACATGTCATGGCACAGCCAGTAACTAGACAAGAATTTATCGAATATATCTTAAGAAAAATTGGTGCACCAGTTATTGAGGTTAACGTCTCAGACGAACAAGTCGAGGATCGTGTAGATGAAGCTGTTTCTTTTTGGAGAGACTACCACTACAATGGAAGTCAACTCGTTTATCTGAAACATCAAATCACACAAGACGATATCGACAACGGATATTTTCCTCTACCACAAAATCTATTGGGTATTTCAAAAGTATTTGATATGAAATCATCCATGTCTGCAGGTGCAGGTATGTTCAATGTTCCATATCAATATGTTTTAAACAACGTCAACGATATTAGTGGGTATGACGTTGCAAATTATTACATGACAATGTCGCACATGACATTACTCCAAGACATGCTTGTTGGTCAACCAATGGTTAGATACAATAAACATGTAAACAAACTCTTTATAGACATAACCAAAGAATTCTTTGTGCCTGGTGATTATATTATCATCGAAGCATATGACATCATTGATGAAGGAACTTATCCTGATGTCTGGGGTGATCGTTGGTTACAAAACTATTCCTCTGTACTAGTTCGTGAACAATGGGGTCTCAACCTAACTAAGTTCACAGGTATGCAACTTGTTGGTGGAGTTCAGTTCAACGGAGAACAAATTTTACAAGAGGCACGTACCGAAAGAGAACGTATGGAAGAAGAGTCCATTCAAAATCTTCAACCACTTGTATATAACTTTATTGGTTAAAATATGGCAACGTCAACATTCTTCCGCAATACTGATCACTTCAATGAACAACAACTCATCGATGATCTAGTAATCGAATCAATTCGCATCTATGGTGTGGATTGCGAATACTTGCCTCGTACTGAAGGACAAGTTGATAATATACTTAACGAAGACACCACGCCTCTTTACAATCGTCTGTTTAAAATGGAGATGTATGTTAAGAGTGTAGATGGTTTCGAAGGTGAAGGTGACTTCCTTTCTAAGTTTGGTTTGCAGATCAGAGATCAGGTTACTTTCACTGTTGCGATAAGAACATTCGAACGTTATGTCACAAAAGATGA